GATGAAGTTCATACATCAGTTGGAGCACCAAAGTTTTCAGAATGCTCAATTCATATGCCATCTAAATATACATATGGTTTAAGTGCTACTCCATATCGGTATGATGGTAATGGAGATATTATTAAATATCATTTAGGAAAAATTCTTGCAGATGATGATATTGAAGGGACGATGGATGCAAAAGTCACAGTATTACTTTTAGATTATGAGATAGATACGCCACGCAGGTACAAGTATATATGGTGGGGAGGCGATTTCCAGCGTTCTAGATACCTTAATATGATTAGAAAATCAAACCCCTACACGACCGCTATAAAGGGTTTATTAGGCCGTTTAAAAAGCGATAGGAATCTTATTTGTATGATAGAAAGAATCAAACAGATTGAAGACTTGTATGAATGGATTGATTCAGATAGTAAATCTAAATTCTGTGGTACAGCAAAATTAGACACTTTAGAATCTAAAATTACATTCGCCACGCCTGGTAAGTGTCGTGATGGAATTGATGCTCCAGATAAAGACTGCATCATAATGACATCCCCTATTTCTAACATTGAACAACTAGCTGGGCGTGTAGTAAGGGAAGCTGAAAATAAGAAGACTCCAATTGTCATTGATATGGTCGATTATGGATGCCATCGTATTGCTAGTACATTTTTTAGTAGAAAAAAATTCTACGAGCAGAGAGGGTGGGATATCCAATATCTATTATATGTAGAAAACAAGGGTCTTAAGCAAATAAATTTTAAGGAAGCTACAAGGATAATTAACAATGAAGATTAAACTTGATTTTATCACAAATAGTTCTTCAGCCGATTTTGTAATCAATAAGAAACACTTAACAAAAGACGATATTATACTTATCAAAAATCATTTAGAGATTGCAGCAGCAATTAAAGATAAAGATACTTTGAAATATGCTTCAATATACGATGCATGGAATATAGAAGAAACAACATGGGAAGTTAAAGGTAGGACATCTATGACTAATTTTAATATGTATCATTATCTTACTAAGATTATGGGGCTTGATCCAGATATTATAGAGTATGAACATCATGGCTGATTTAAGAGAATTATTTGAGGTGGATTTTCCATGTGATACTTGTATCATTCAAACTATGTGTAGTAAATCATTTGTTGATAATACAGCATGCGAAAAGCTTAGAGATGTAGTTTTAAAAAAATTGAAAAAAAGATATGGAAAAGAGGAAAAGAAAATTACCAAGAAAGATAATTCTGGCCAGCATAAAGAAAAAAAGAGAAGAAAAGATAAATATGTTAATCGTAAAACAAGAACAAGGAGGATAAAAATGTTGAAGAGATTAAAGAGGAATAGAGGATTTACATTGATCGAGCTTATTATAGTTATAGCAATAGTATTTATATTGCTAGCCATTGGTATACCACTGCTTACGAGCGAAAAAAATGAATTGAGACAAGAAAGAACTGAAGAAACAATGAAAAAAGAAACTCCAAAATCGGATACACAACCGGATAAACCCAAATATAAACCTCTATAGGAGAAAATATGAAATTTGCAATAACAGCGGATGTTCATCTGTCAAGATATGGTCAAGATAAAGTAGAAAGTAAAAGTAATCTACCTGAAAGATTACATAGTATCAAGGGAGCTTTATATAATGTGGCAGATTATTGTTATGATAATGATATTCCCATGGTTGTAATCGCAGGAGATTTAATTCATACAAAGTCCTTGATTTATACTATTGCTCAAAAGTTGATACTTGACTATTTTGACCAATACGAGGATTTAGAATTTATTGTTTTAGATGGAAATCATGACTTAGCCGGAAAAGGTCAAAATGAAATTTCATCCTTAAGATTCTTACAGAATATAAAGAATGTAGAGTGGGTAACACAGGCACCTGCTGGTAATGGGGATGTATTATGGATTCCTTATTCTTATGATATAGTGAACCAAGTAAAAAGCAACCACAGTAAAATTCTTATATCACATTTCGGGTTAAGCGAAGCAATGCTAAATTCTGGAATAAGTATTGTATCCGATATTAGTCTTCGATCTCTTGTAAATCAATATGATCTTGTTCTTCTGGGTCATTATCACAAACCTCAAGAAATTATTACAGAGGATATAAGATTATTTTATGTCGGGTCTGGGATTCAATTGGACTGGGGTGAAAAGGGAGATGAGAAAAGATTCCTAGTTGTCGATACAGACACTCTTGATGTTCAAAGTATTCCAACAACAGGTTATAAAAAACACATTGAACTTGAAATTGATTCATCTAATAAATCTAAAGTTTTAGAAGAAGCTGGAAAAGCAAAAGAAAAAGGTCATCATATAAAGATTCTGAAAACAGAAAATATTTCAATTGAATCAGATGAGTTTAGGATTATAGACAAAACTGAAAGAGATATAACCAATAGAGGAATTGACAGTTCAATGTCAATGGAAGATAAACATAAACAATATCTAAGTATAAGAGATATTCCAGAAGATGAACGTGAAGAATATTTGAAAGTAGCCCTTGAAGAAATACTTCAGGATTGTGAGGAATTATGAGACAAGTAACTTTTTTAGAAGTAGGAATGGAAAACTATGGTTTATATATTGATCCAATGGTTCTTCCTTTCAACAACAATACACTAACTTTGATAGTCGGTCCAAATGGTATTGGTAAAACAATGGCATTGGAAGCTCTGACTTTTACTCTTTATGGTATGACAAGTAAAGGGCAAAGAGGAGATGATGTTGTAAATAATGTTGTTGGAAAGAATTGTCATACATGGTCAAAGTTTAAATTAAATGATGATAACTATAAAGTCGATAGGTATCATAAACACACCAAACTAGGGAATACCGTAATCCTGAATAAAAATGGTGTTGATATAAAAAAGGGTAGTAAAGAAGTTATTCCCGAAATTGAAAGGTTAATTGCTCCAAGGAAACTATTCACAAATACTTTAATGTTTGGACAAAAAGTAAAGGATTTCTTTACAGATTTAATTGATTCCGATAAAAAAGAAATATTCAGAATGATCTTAGCTTTGGATATTTATCAAATACTATACAAAATTACAGATGGAAAAATAAAGGCAGTTGAAACATTAATGGAAGAATTAGGAACAAAAATAAAAGTGAATACAGAGTTGGTCGTTGATTGTAGAAATCAACTTGCTATCCTTGAAAAAAGGAAACAAGAATTCTTAATTGATCAAAGTAAACAAATACAAGAAATCAAAACAAAGATTGAAGATAATGAAAGAGTAAAAACAACTTGGGAAGAATCTTTAAAAACATTACGAGAATCAAATAGTGACGTGGACGAAGCGAAAAGTAAATTACAAACTCTCAATAACTCTTTAGAGTCCCTGTCAAAAAACAGAGAAAATATATCCAAAGATTTAGAAAACCAAAAATCTCTGAAGATTGCAGAGGTAGAAAAACAAGCATCTATAACAACCAGTGGTATTATTGATATTTTTCATTCTGCAAAAGAAGAAGCAGATGCAGTCCATACTAATGAAACACAAGAAATACTAGATCATATTATGAAGATAGAAAAAGAGAAAAGTAAAACTAATAGCGCAGCTAGTGGTTTAATTTCTAGTATTCTTATGGTCGATAAACAAAAAAAAGAATTGGAGGAAAGTTTAAATCTTGAAGATCCAATTTGTCCAACTTGTTTTCAGTTTATGGATGAGGAATGTAAAGAAAACTTACAAGATCAAATAGGAGATCTGGGTACAGAAATTGGTCAATATGAAAAAAGATCAAAAGATCATGATATAGATCTAGAGAAGTTTGAAGCAATTACAGCATCTTTAAATGAAAAACTTACCAATGTTGTAAACAGAGATCATCGAATTGAAATCGAGGATCTTACTAAAATAAAAGATAATAATATAAAGAACGTAGATGATAGACTCATAGTCGCCATGCAAAGGGTACAACTATTAGTCATTGACAAAGAGGCAGAGATAGAAAATCAAACTAAATCTGATTTTGAGGAGATACAAAAAGAAGTTGATAATCTAAATCAAGTCTTAGAAGAAACAGAAAGAAATGCAAGATTAATAAATCAAGCAGAAGAGACTATAAAGAATTTAGAAAACCAACAAAAATATAATGATAAACTTCTTAAAGATGCTGAAGAGATGGAGTTTGATAAGAGTCAAACAGATACTCAAATCAACCGTAAAATAACTCTAGAGAATGAGATTAAAGAGCATGATACACAATTACAAATACTAAGCAGAAAATTGATTATCTTAGAATTCTGGAAGAAAGCTTATTCTCCAACAGGAATTCCTGCAATATTAATTGATGAAGCAGTTCCATTTATGAATGAAAGAATTGCTGAATATCTTGAAAAATTAACAAATGGAAGGTATATCGTTTCATTCGATACATTAGCTTCAACAAAGTCTGGTGAATTTCGAGATAAAATTTCTGTCAATGTGGTTGATACTTTAACAAGAGCAAATTCAAGAATACAACTCTCTGGTGGTCAAACAAGAATTATTGATATAGCTACAATACTAACTCTTCGAGACTTGCAATCAAACATTCAAGATGTTAACTTTAATATACTTATATTTGATGAAATCTTTGATAGTTTAGATGAAGAAAATATTGGATTTGTGTCCAAAGTTTTAACACAACTAAAAATCGGGAAATCAATATATCTAATTTCTCATAGACATGAGGATCAACTTGAAACCGATGAAACCCTAGAGCTAAGAAGATGAAAATTAAGATTGACTTTATTACTAATAGCTCATCTGTCTCATTTATCTTATCATGTGATATAAAAACTTTAAGAAAGGATATTCCATTCACATTTCGTAATGGGGAGTCTTTTAGATGCTTTGATAAAAAGGAACAATTAATTTCATATTGTCAAAATACCCCATGTGATTGGATAGATGCAGTAATAGGTCCTCGTGCTTTTTGGAATTTATCAAAGGAAAACTATAATAAAATGTCAGAAATAATAAATAGTAGAGAATTTGTAATGCATGCTGTCATTGAAAGAGATAGGGACAGAATAGAAAGATTTCAAACAGTTGTCGAAAATCATGGATGCATAATATTACAGTGGGAGTCAGACTAAAATGGCAAATAAAACAGCTTATTACATAGCTTATATAATAACCTCAGACAAAAAACTCTTAAGGAAAAATTTAGATTTTGAATTTTTTCCATCAGGTGAGAATTTCTGCTGCGTTAAAACCAAAAAAGCTCTTATCGCATATTGTCAGTTTAAAGCATGTGATTGGGTAAACATAATAACTGGTCCACAATATTTCTATCATGTTTCAGAATTATGTTACTCTAAAATGTTGGATCTAATAAATGATGGGAAATATGTAACATATGCAAAAATTTATAATGAGACTTACTGGTTTAAAGGAAGACTAAAAAGATTTACAGATGCGGTCCAACATATCGGAGGTATAATAAGTGTGAGAGAGGAGTTATAATGATACGAATAGTCAATTGGTTATTAACTAGAAAGTGTAACCTTAAATGTGAGTATTGTGCTATTGTAAAAAACTATAAAAACAAACCACCAGAATATCCAGATATGAAATATTATCATTTCAATGAAATGAAAACCGAAAGTATCATTGAAGGGTTGAGAAAATTTAATATTCATAATCCAGATATGTTTCATATCTTCTATGGTGGTGAGCCAATGTTAAGAAAAGATCTTCCTGCTATTATTAACTATTGTAATACAGAAAATATTCATTATACGATTATATCTAACAACACACCAGAAGTTCAACCAATGATAATGAACCTTATCGAAAAAACAGAAAAGGTAGAAGGGTTTACAGCTTCAATTGATCCGGTTTTTAATGAATCCTCTTCTGACGATAGAGTCCTTAAAAGCATACATGGGCTAAAAAATCTTGTTCTATTAAAAAATTATGTTGAAGATGTTGTCGCAGAAATAACTGTGATGAAGCAGAATGTATCTCATCTATACAGTTTAGTAAGACAACTAACAGATATGGGAATCAATAGTGATATAACATTTATTGACATTGCAAAAAATATATTCTATGATTTTTCAGATATATCAGATCCAAATCTATTAGTCCGTAGATCTCAAACTCTTTCAGAACAGTTTAGCTTTATTCTTGATAAGGATCTTGATGTTCATATGAAAGAGATTTTAATACCAGAGACTTGGGATATTCTTCCCTCAGATATGGATTGTAAAATCAATGAAAATCTTCATAATATTTCTGTTGATTCAGACGGGACTATTCGGCTGTGTCTGAGAATAAGAGGATATGACACCCCACATAATTTAACAATAGAAAATCTTTTAGATGACAATGGAAAGATAAATAATTTGGCTCATATGACAATCTCAAAAGATAAAAAAATAATGTGTAAGTTATGTAACCATACATGTCAGATTATGAGTAGAGTTATAGATGAAAAAAACTTAGACCCTGATGACTTAATTCATATAGAAAAACGGGTCAACTATGGAGGATAATAAAAATGCCAGAAGAAATAGATTCCAATATAATAACCAGTGCTGTAATGTTTTGGAAAACAGTATATGATGCAGATGAAGTAAAAATTAAGTTTGAAAAGAAAGACAAAACAGAAAGAATTATGAGATGTACTTTAAACTTTAAAAACATTCCAGTAAAAGATCATCCAAAAAGTGTCAATTTCCCACAGATCTTAAAATTGATTCAAAAAAACAAAATTATGCATGTATATGATCTAGATAAGAAGGACTGGAGATCGGTTCCATTTGATAGAGTAGAATGGTTAGATACTCCAGTAAGAAGATACTACATAAAGAAACGGGGGTAAAAATAAAAAATGGGAATTCTGGATCTATTACTTAAAGAAATTTCAAGCAACCATTTAACACAACAGGTAAGAGAAATATGTTCTAAAATAGCTGAAGAAGAAAAGGATAATACTGAGCACAAAGAATGTATACTAAAAGGTCCAAATATCTTCTTATGTTTGGAGATTCCTGGAAGAAGACTAAATGAGGTAGCGGTTTTAACTCTTGAAAGAGAGTATGAAGAAATATATGTTGTAGGCCTTTGGACCTGGACAAAAAGTCAAATTAAATTTTTTAAAGATGGGGACTTACCTAGACCCAAAAAACAAAAAACCTGGGTCATTCAGGAAAATAAAGCAACAAAAATATTAACGGAATATGCGAAAATTGTAAAAACATTAAGAGGAGAATAAAGTGGACGATCAAAGAATAGGTAGATTACCAACACCTGAAGAAGATCCAAGAGATACAATAGAACCATCAACTGAAAGAGTTCAAAGATATGCAGAAGATTCAATAGATACAATAGAATCATCAACTGAAGAAGTCGTGCCAGCAATGGAAGGAGCAAGATATGCAGAAGATCTAAGAGATACAATAGAACCACCAACTGAAAGAGTTCCAAGATATTCAGAAGATCTAAGAGTTGAAGCAGCTCCAGGAGGTGAAAGAGCTCCAAGAGCAGAAGATACAATGGATATAGGAGAACCAGATACAATGCCTGATGATGTAGATGATGATGATAAAGATGTAAATGATTATGATAAAGAACCAAAAGTAAACTCAGTACAGCAAGAAATTAGAATTAACAATCAATTTGCCAGCATTCTTTACTCAGATTATGAAGGGCCTATGGATGGAGAATCAGTTCCTAAAATAAGACAGAGGGTTGTTCCATCAGGTGAATATTTAGAAAGAATGGTTCAATCAATTAGTTCAACTGATGCTCCTTCAGTTCTGCCAATGTATTGCAGATATAAAGAAACATTGGGTAGTCATACCATTTATGTATTGGAAGAACCTCCAGCTTTTAGAACAATCTGTCTAGAGCTTAGTTTAAAAGGCGAGATAGAGAATTTAAAACAAAGTGGAAAACTTAAAGAGTATGGATATGAAAATTTTGAAAAAGAAAACAAGCACCCATATATGATAACTGTTGCAGTACCTTTCACAATCTTTATCTTAATGGTATACCCACCGGAAAATAGAGTAGTAGAAGGATGTCTTTTCTTTCGTACTCAACCACTAACTGGATTAGGAGACTATCTACTTAAAACTCCATTCCCAAACATAAGCGATGGTCAATATGTATGCTGGGGGGATAAAGTCGGAAATAGCCACCGATCAGAAATTGAAGCTGTAGATCAAGCTAGATCAGCATGGTGGACAACAAAATTTAATGTAGACTATCTCTATAACTATAATGCATATCAAAATATCCCTGGAGTGTCTAATTTTCTAACCTGGCAATATCTTTCTAAACAAGATCCTATGTTTATATATAAGGTTGATTGGCTTAAACATGACAACACTCTAAAAGAACAAATACATCTTATGGGTGACAGAAATCGTCGCAGTGGTATTTTATTTGGATATGACAAAATGTTTAATTTATTTAATACCCCAGCTAAAGTTGGAAAATCTATAGAAGTAGAAAAGGGGTATTTTAGAGAAATGTTCTATGACATCAGTAATGGTTTTATGCATGGTACACATCAAATTAACGTGGGAGACTCCTTTAAATATAAGGGGGATGAATCAGCTTTTATATGTTCTTTTGCTGGGTATGACTCAGGATATGTTCAATATAGTCTATTATCATATAAAGGTAAAGAATTTTTGTTCAAACTAACTCCAAAATCTAGAAAATACATTACAGACAAAATTATAGAAGAGAGGTATCTTCCAGAAGTTGTAACTCCTGCTGGTATTACTTTAAAAGCCGAACAAATTCTTTGTCTGGATGGCCCTTTTAATTCAAAATCCTATAAACGAGTAGGTTATATAAGAGCTGCAATTGATGGAAAACAAGAAGTAAGTATCGGAGGCGAATTCTATCTTGTAGAAAGTTTAACAGAAAAATATGAAATTGTAGATATATCAAAACCAACATATTATGACATACCACTGAAAAAAGGACAAAACTATATTTTTGATCGAAGTATGAGTGGAAGATCTAGAATTTATAATACAGTAATATTTGATAAAGTCGAAGTTTCCAGAAATGGATCTCTATTATTTCAATTTAATGATCCTGAAAATCGTAGCGGGCATATCTCTATAGATCCATCTATAGTTAATCCTCGTGGGAGTCAAATTTTTCTAGAGGAAGAACTTATACCAATGCCAAAAGTTTTTATGTCTGGAAGAAAAATTTTCTCTGTTAAAGACAGGAACTCAGGAAGGGTTATTGATTCATTTTCAAGAAATAACTGTAGTTATATTCCAAGAAATTCAAGGATGGTAAGTCCTACTATGGAAATGCTACTGGAGGAATGCTTAAAGGATGATACATTTAGTATCACATCAGGTAGTCATACTGAAACCTTTAAAATTGGGGATAAAGTTGTTGTAGTAGATTCATTGAATCCAATCAATACTCTTAATGTTAAAACCATAGAGGGATTCAATACAAATACTAGTGAGTCTACTATACGTTTCATATTATCTGATAAGCAAGGAACAACGTATAATATTCTTTATGCAACAATTGGTTCGCCTTCCAAAATCAATACTGGAAAAATCAGAAAAATAACTAACTTCTTCAATGGTGTTTCTTCTGGAAGTAAAATAGTGGCCAAAGTTAGCGGCATTCCAGTTTTTCCAAAGAAGGATGCTAATATAATCGTTGGATTTCTTATTGATACTGGAGGAGATGATCCTCTTGTTCTATGCTCAAATGGATGTACAATATGGTTTAGTGAAATGATGGAAAAATTCGATATAATAACAATGAAAGATATAAGATGGAAAACTCTTCAACACGCTCCTTTAGATATGAGTAAGTTAAAAATACAACCAGGTGATATTGTTAATGGAACTAAGTATTATAAAAATACCATGGGATATATAATAAGCAGAAATCTTCATAATAGAGGATTGAAAGCTATTTATTTAGACTATTTTACATCAAATGAATTTGTAACTGTTGATCAAAATTTCATGAAAGATTTAGTATTCGACTCTATTCCTAATCCAAGAATATCTTCAACTGTTCAATCAGATATAGGTGTTACTCAAGCAATACCAAACTTTCATGGATTATATATTAGAACATCAACAGAAATGTATCTGCTAAATGACAACCCCAGGAGGTTCATTTAAAATGTTTAAAGTGTTTGTGAACGATGGAAGTGAAAAATTACCTACAGACGATATAATGTATATTGTCGCTAAGGATGGAATATTTTTAAAGAAAAAATTGGGAGTTATGGAAAGCATTGCACCGGTTAAGAACATCTCTATTTTAAAAGAAATAGAAACAATGGCTAGGATGCACATTACTAAAATCCCAACACCGATGATAGCTAAAACCCTTGAATTTTTCAGAACTGTTAATACAGATATTAAAGGATCTGAAGCTATTGTTCTTAACTACTATAATGAAGAAAATGGAAAACATAAAATAGAGGCGCCATTTCAAAAAGTTAGTGGAGCAGCTCTAGATTATACTAAACCAGCATCACCAGAAGGATGGACTATGATAGGAACAATTCATAGTCATAACACTATGTCTGCATGGCATTCAAGTATTGACGATGCTGATGAAAAACATTTTGATGGTCTTCATATAACAATCGGAAATGTTGATGAAGAATATGCAAGTATATCAGCATCAATCGTTTCAAATGGAACTCGTTTTATGGTTGACCCACGTGATTACATAGATGGAATAAGGCTTGTCGTAGATATTGATGAAATAGAAAAAAGACCATATGGAAATACTTGGAAGTGGGATTCAAAACTAAAAAAATCAATAAAAGTCGAATCCACATATACATACAGTGTAAGAAAATATGATAAACGATATGCAGTTGATGCTACTGATAAACAAAAAACATTTAATAAAAAATGGATGAAAAAAGTAGAATATTCAACTCCAACATACAAATATGGGTATGGATATTGGGGTGGATACGGTGGCGGATACGGTAGAACTAGTGGTGCATATACTAGGAGTGGTACACAACCTAGTGGATGGAATGGATCATTTGATCCAGGTGTTTGGGCACAATGGAAAAAAGATCAAGAGAAAAAGACCGAAGAGAAAAAATCTAAAGAGGTCGTGAATACATTCACCGGTACTGTTGAAGTTATAGAAGAACCAGATGTGAACCCCTGTGAAGAATGTGCATTTAGAGATGCTAAATTAGAATGGATGTTTGATCAGATGCTCGAAGAAGAATATGATGGAAAAGAATATTGGGAATGTGTAGGATGTCAGTTAACTTTCTGTATAGATGAGAGTGGAGAAGGAGAAGCGATTTGCCCAGAATGTCATAGCGATGACTATGTAGTTGAATCGTGCAAACAAGATTTTGAGAAAGAATCAGAAACCTACAAATGTAGTGCATGTGGAAGCGAAACTAAAACAGAACATTTTAACGAAGGCTTGTGCCCATTCTGTGGTTCTTCAATAGATGGTGATGAAACAGAAGAAACAAGAAAATTAACTGAAGATGAACAACATTTTCTGGAAGTAGCTAATGAAGAAGTAGAAAGAATTCCAATTCCAGGAACTAATGCAATTCCTTTACCAAAACCCAAAAAACCAAAAGGTTTATTTCAAAGATTACTTAATAGGGGTCAATAAATGGATATTGCAATAATCGGTCTTGGAGGAATCGGTTCTATTTTATGTGGAAGATTAGGAAGGTTTTTAAACTATTCAAGAGAACTCAGAACCGCGAATGTTGCGTTAGTCGATGGAGATGAATACGAAGATAAAAACTATGAAAGACAAGAATTTAGTTCAATCGGGAACAAAGCGAAATCTAAATCAATTGATCTTAAAATGAAATACCCCGCGCTTAATGTAACTGCCCATGAAGTATTTGTAAATGACACTACAGCAGCTGATACTATTAAAGAGGGCAGTGTAGTACTATTGTGTGTAGATAATCATAAAACCAGAAAAATCGTATCGAATTACTGTCAACAATTACAAGATGTTACTCTCATTTCTGGCGGGAATGATTTCATAGATGGGAATGTTCAAATTTATGTCAGGAAAGGCGGCAAAGATTTAACACCAGACTTATGTTCATACCATCCTGAAATTGCCAACCCGGACGATAAGTTACCCGAAGAAATGAGTTGCGAAGAGTTAGCAAACTCAAGTCCCCAATTATATTTTGCAAACCTGGGGGCTGCAACTTTGATGTGTTGGGCTTTTTACAACTTTGTTGTAACTGGCCAGGCGTTAGAAGGAGACGGACCATATATATCAGATGCATATTTTGATATAACAACAATGACTATCGTCACTTCAGCGCGTGTAGTAAAATGATTTGCAAATCAAAATTCAAGGAGTAACAAATGTCTTACAAAAGAGAAACATTAGAAGCAAAAACCTCAAAGGATCTTAAAAGAATGTGTGCGCATCGCCTGGGTCTTCCCGGGATGTGGAAGAAAACCAAAAGTGAAGTGATTGATGCGATTATGGGAAAATCTGCCAATGCACCCGGAAAGAAAACAAGACGGGCCGCAGCAATCGAATCGGATACCTCAGCCCCATTGACAGCAATCGGCGGGTCATTCCAAAGCACCATCACAAAACCGGGAGAAGACTTCGGTTTTAAAACCTCCACCGCGGTTCAAGTAACATGCGGCGCCAATACAGGAAAATTCCCTGTTTCGGGGCGCAAAGTAACCGAAGTTGGTGAGTTACTTCGTGAGGTTTTTAACGTATCCAAACTTTCTACAGGTCTGGTAAACGGGAAAGCAGTTGATGGCGACTATGTCATCAAAGATGGAGATGTACTGGAGTTCCTAAAACCCGCAGGACGTAAGGGTTAAAAGGATCTAATATTTTGGGGGCTCAACTTGAGTCCCCAAATATTTTAGGAGTTCTATATGGCATATGACCAAAATAAAGATAAAGTAATGAAAGTTCTCACATATGAATATGAGGGAGGTTCTTTATTATTTGCAATAATTTCGTATAATGGAGGAGAACCTAAACTGCAAATATCAAGAACATATGATAAAAAAAATGACGAAATAGGTTATGCTAAAATTGGAAGACTAACTAAAGAAGAAACGCAGTTCTTTCTAGATCATTCTGGAGAACTAATTGATAATATGAAAGGAGACTAATGTGTGAATTATAAAAGTATTGCTATAATTGGAATAGGAACACTAGGTGGATTTGTAACAGAAACCCTTTCTACTTTAGAAACCACAGAATATCTTACTCTTATCGACCATGATATAGTTGAAACAGAGAATTTAAAAAATACAGTATATCGACAAATTGATATTGGTCTTCCAAAGACAGAAGCTTTAGCCGATATAATATCTTCAAGGCATCCATCTATATCTATCAAAAGATTTACTGAAAAATTTATTGAAGGGAAAACTTTCTTCCCAACATGTGATTTAGTTTTGGACTGTAGAAACTATACCTACGATAGACTAGGGATGGTTGATGTTAGATTATATATCTCATCTCGATATTTGATAGTCGACTGTAGGAAAAAAGTTATTTATAAACTAAAACGAAAGGGAGAATATCTAACTACCTTAACAAAAGATGATCTTCGTAGTGCTGCTTTTATTGTATCTATGCTCATTAATGGAAATACAATTACATTATTGATGAAAGATCAAGCTGTACAGAGATATGAGTTGGATTGTTTTAAAAAAAGAGACGATAGTTGCTATGATATACTATATGAAAATCATCTAGGTGGAGATAGATTTATAAATCTAGCTGATAAAATAATTCCAATGATTGAAATGAATAAAAAATCAGATCTAAATGTTATAGTTGGAAATAGAGAATCCCCAGCTTTACAAACCCTTATTCCAAAACAAACATTAAGGTCAAGCGGAGATGTTGCTTTGAATCTAGCCGCTCTAACAAACTTACAAAGCGAGTTTAACAATTACATAATTGCTATTTATCAAGATAATAGAAAGATGACAGTTGAATTGATACCTGAAACTGGAGCTGCTTAATGGTAATAAGCAAAGTAGAAGTAAACACTTTGTTAGTTCCAAAGTATATGATATATAAAAATGAATTATATAACATAACAAATCTTGATAGAAAGTATGTTGTAAAAGGATATATAGTTGAATTATTAGACGGAAAAATATTCAACATAATTCTTAAGGGAGTACACCCAAATTCAAATCCATCGAATAATGATTTTTGTATTCCAGAAAGCTTATATGATAAAAAGCTAACCGATGAAATAAAAATCAATATTGAAAATATGATACGCACTTTTAATGTTGATGATTGTTATTTTACTCCGTGGGGGGAGATAGAATATGACAAAGGAGAAATGAATGGATAAAAAGAAAAAAGTAATTTTGACTAAAGAAATGAAAGAAAGTATAAACAAAAGTATTGACGAACTTGATACAACAATTAGAACAGGAGGACAAAGATTTTTAGATGTCCTCGTTAGCACAGTTGTTAGTAAAGTTGCATCAACGTGGGAAGTCAAAAAAGAAATGTTACAGGATGCAATAAAAGAAGGGAGAGAAGATGGCAAAAACAAGCGACAAGCTAAAAAAGAGTCAGGAAATAAAAAGTCCCCTAGAAAAAGAAGTAATAAAGATAATAGAATCCCATGAAAAAGAAGTAACAAAAAAAGATGTAAAAAAAATAGTAGATGAAATGATGCCAGATCTCGATAAAATGATAGCAAGACATGTTAAAGATCATTTTACAGCAATAGCAGACTATATAAAAGATTCATTCTAAAGCAAGGAGATTCATTAATGCCAAAAATTTTAAACTATGATACATTTTGTGAAGACTTAGAGGAAATAACCTCTCTAAAAACAATGAGCAAGAAAAAGTTTCATCCAAAAGGATTATTCTCTGAACAAATATTCGGTCCTATCAGAAATTATACCTGTCAATGTGGAACCTATTATGGAGTATCAAAATCAGGAGGAACATGTAAAGAATGTGGGGTTGATATTATAAATAGCGACTCCAGAAGAAAGCGTTTTGCTAAAATAACATTACCAATTCCTGTAGTCAATCCTTTGTTATTTGACCTTCTAGTTGAACTTGGAGGAAGTGGATTAAAAAAAGCTATGTATGATTTAATGGAAAAGGATAAAAGTATTCTTTATAAAGATGGTGACGATCATATTGTAGTTTTAAATTCAGAACACGTACCAGAAGGATGTAGAACATGGGAAAAAACAGAAGCAATTTATGAACTTATCAAAAATATTGCAGATGAAGCTGAAGATATTCCAGAGTGGAAAATAGTAAAAGATAACATTGATAGTCTTTTAATAACCAAAGTTATAGTTCTACCCCCTGATCTTAGACCAACTTCAAAAAGGTCCGGAGAAGCAAAACAGTTAATGGATAAAATTAATAGATATTACATTCAAATATTAACTAAAAAGGAAGCAATGCGAGAAACTATTATAGATATAAATAGAGATAAAACTCTATACTATACTTACTTTAGACAATTGCAGAAAGATGTTAATGAGCTTTATCATCGAGTTTTAGAAAAGATGGCCAAAAAAGAAGGGTTGATTAGAGGAAATATATTAGGAAAAAGAATTGACTTTTCAGGAAGAGCCGTTATTACACCTGATCCAACTTTAAATCTTGATGAATGTCGTCTTCCATATTTGATGCTTTTAGAACTATACAAACTCCCAATAGCAAAAAGAATTATTGAATTGGGTAAATTTAAACTGTTAAATAAAGCAATAAATTTTGTAGATAAATGCATTGATATAAATGACCCTTCTTTATTTCAAGTATGTAAAAGTATTATTGAAAATGAAATATGCATTTTAAACAGACAACCATCTCTGCATAGACTAGGAATGTTAGGTTTCAAAATTAAATTAACTCTAGATAAAGTAATAAAAATTCATCCATTATCATGTCCTCCATTTAATGCAGATTTTGATGGAGATCAAATGGCAGTTTATATTCCTATAACCAATGAAGCCAAAGACGAAATAATTGAGAAAATTTTAATAACAAAAAACTTAAGCAGTCCAGCGAACGAATCATTAACTACTACTCCAAGCCAAGATATTATCTTGGGAATATATTTTCTAACAGCAGAAAAATTTGAAGGAATAGATAGTCAAAAAATATTCAACGAATGCTTACCAGATGATTTTCCAGAAGTAACGGGAGTAGTTGATAACCAAAAACTTTTAGAAATTTTAAATAAGATAAAAAATACATACTCAAGCGAAATTACGAAGAATGTTTTAGATAATATAAAAAGAATAGGGTTTAAATACTCAACATTATACGGTTGTACTCTTTCACTAGATGATTGTAATATGGAAGGATCTACAGAATTAAAAGAAAAGATATATTCTACTGATAACATAAGAGAACAATTAATAAGGTATTCAGACCCCGAAATTAACAATGCTATGAAAGAGCAATTCAATTATTCGTATATGATTGAATCGGGAGCAAGAGGTAGTTGGGATCAAGTAAAACAACTTGTATTAACAAGAGGATTTATTTCAAACTTTGATGGGGAGATTTTACCATTACCAATCAAACACAGCTTAATTGAAGGGTTAGACCAAGAAGAGTTTTTCTATTCAACTTACGGTTGTAGGAAAGGTCTTTTAGATGTTGCTCTAAACACAGGAACATCTGGTTATCTTTCAAGAAAATTAATATTCACTTGTGCAAACTTACAAATTGATACTGAGTTAGTAGATTGTGGAACAACAGATTCCCTAGATGTTGAAGTTGATAGCAAAATAAAAGCAAGGATGTTAATTAATAGATATCACTTTGTAGATGGTTCTCTACAAAAAATAACTGAAGATAATTGCCTTGAATTATTGAATAAAAACATTTCTCTAAGAAGTCCAATATTATGTACATCTCCACAAATCTGTCATACTTGTTATGGTGATCTTCATAAAAGTATTAATAGCAGGTTTATTGGAATTTTGGCAGCTCAAACTCTTGGAGAAAGAGGAACCCAATTAGTTTTAAGAACATTTCATACATCTGGATCTGCTATGATTCAAGGAGCTGAAGATAACACCTCAATGAAACAGAAAGATATTATCGGTGATCTTGCAGCAGTAGCAGGTTTATTACATAAATTTAAGAATAAAACATATACAGATATAGTTAAAGAATTATTTGATGTGTATGCTAAGAATATTTATCATGTCCATTTCGAGTGTGTAGTAGCTCAATTAATGTGGGATGGATACAATAAATGGAGATTACTTTCGGACAGAAATACAATAACCCCAACATTTCATAGCATTCAATCAGTTCCAAATAAGGAGAGCTGGATTCTTGCTATGGCATTTTCAAACCCAAGACGCTCTATTCTTCAAGGAATATTATACGAAGGGCGGTATTCTGGTGTTATGGACAAAATACTAAAAGGAGAGCAAATATCATGAGCGAAGATATAGATAAGGAAATTTTTGATATTATATTTAATGAGAAACATAGTAATGAATGGGATCTCACAGAACCAACATATGATCTTTCAAATATAGGAGGATTGGATATAACAATCTATCCGAAAGATGCCAAAACTATAGAAGAAGTTGAATCATTTGAAGTCAAAGAGGATGTCCACGGTTCGATATTTTGGTCATGTAAGAGGTCATAGTATGAGCGATCTCATAGGAGAATTACTAGATATATACTATAGCACTGCTGACGGTTGGAGTAAACAAGATGTCTTTAGTAAAGAAAAACATCTATATCCTGTTGTATTCGATATAGAACCAGAAGATGCAGAATCTATAAATGAAGTTAAATCATTTAAAATTACATATGAAATTTCCAAAGCTAAAGAACTTCTTTTTGAGAGGAAATAGTATGAGAGACCTAAAAAGAATTGATAGACTTTTGGGATTAATCGGAAATGTCTGGAAACAAAATCCAGACCTCCGATTATTACAACTATTAGAAAATGCTATTCCGGATCAAAAGTGGTATTATGTTGAAGATGATGAGTTAGAAGATTATATAAAAAGCTATGCTAAATGGGCTATGGAGGAAGAAGATTGAAAATTATAAACCCAAACTTTAAACTACAAGAGGAGAATATCTTCTCAATAAGGCAGAAAGATTATGAACAGATTTTACCATTAGTAGAAAAAATAGTTAAACCCGTTGAAGAAATCGGGTTCAGTATAAATGAAATAAGTTTAAAAGACTCTAGATTTTCATCAGGAGAACTGTTGAAAACAATAAAACAAACCCTAGTAATTAAATTACAAAAGGGTTCGTCAAACATTGACTTGAGTCTTTTTATTCCAAAGTTAATAGATGATAACTATATCATTATAAATGGAAGAAGGAAAGTTCCTTTATTTCAATTATTCGATATTCCAATTGTTACCAGAGGGGAAAATATTAAATTAAGAACCAATGTTGCAACTCTAATGATTTTTAAAGATAAGCAACCACCATATGTTCAATTAAGTTTCTTAGGAAAAAAAGTCTCCCTCGCTTTATTTCTTCTAGCGTATTATGGAATGGAGGAAATCATCAAAAGATTTGAATTAGAAGATCTTGAGATACAAGAAGGTAGTGATGTATTATATGAGAATCTTATTGAAGACTTGAAAGTTGCTTGCGATGAATCTATCGGATATACGCAAGACGATTTTATATTAGAACTTGGAAGAATATATTCTAAATTCAATGCTAGATCAAAAGGAGAGGATATTATATATGCCCTTGATCTAATTCCAAAAGTTGACATTATAACAGCAAAATTTCTAACACAACCATCAATATTAGAAGAATTAGTAGCAACAATTCAAAATGACTTTATTGATGATACAATGTTTACAAATAAAAGAGTTAGATGTTGGGAATATATGGTAGTATCAAAAATATCTAAAACGATTTTTGATTTATGTTTTTCAAATAGAACAGCACGACAACCCAAGTTCAATATAAGTTCAACACAAATTTTGTCAGAGTGTAATATATCCGATATAGTCCAGTTCGACTTTTCAATAAATCCAATTGAAGAGTTAACCAAATTAACAAGAATTAGTTTATTAGGTCCAGGAGGTTTCAAGAGAGAAAATATTCCGAAGCACTTAAGGGATATATATCCTTCAATGTTTGGAAGAGTATGCCCAGTTGATACTCCAGATAGAGATAACTGTGGGGTATTACAAAATCTTTTACCAAATGTTAAGATAGATGAGGACTTAAGATTTAAAAGTGAATCTCTTGATAAATCACCAGTTTCAATTCCAGTTTCAATGACACCGTTCCTACAAAATGATGATCAAACAAGACTTCAAATGGCATCATCACAAATGAGACAAGCTATAATGTTAAGCGAATTTGATACTCCTCTAATTAGCTCTGGATGTGAAAATCTTTATACAGATCAAACTCAATTTATTAAAAGAGCACAAAAAGATGGAGAAGTTATATACATTGATAAACACTATATCATTGTAGCTTATAATGATAACGAAATTGAAATCTTTGATGTTAATTACAGAAAAATATATGTTGAACATTTAGATTTTATGAAAATATATGTTAATGTTGGAGATAAATTCAAAACTGGAGATATCTTAGCTGAAAGTAATTTCTGCAAAGATGGAAATATAAATATTGGACGAAACTTGTTAACTGGCGTTATGATTCATTATGGAAATAACTATGAAGATGGAATTGTTATTTCTGATCGTTTGCAAAAAGAAAAAATATTTACTTCAGTTCACTATAAAGATTTATCATTTAATTTGACTCCCGATAAAGTTTTATTATCATTAGAGAAAGATACATACAGACCCCTTCCAAATGAATACGATACAATTCAAACTGGCAACCCGTATGCTATCATTAAGAAATTAAATTCAGATGATTTCTATTCAGTTTTTTCAGATAGTTTAACATTAGAAGCAAAGAAAAAGTTTTTAATATCAGAAGTAAATGTCTTTGCTAATAATTGGAACACAGAGGTACCAGAATTTCAAGACTGGATTGAAAAAAGAATCGCCAAACAGCAGGAGAAAGAAAATAATCTCCAAAAAGTTATTAAAGATCATTTACCAAAAGAGCAAGCAGCAACATTCATTAGAGAAAATAGTTTAGATAAATTTTCATATGTTGGAAAATATAAAGAGAAAAGAGAACGACTTAACGGAGTTGATATTCACATAGTTGGAATCCATTTTAGACCAATTCAAGTTGGAGATAAAATTGCAAATCGTCATGGGAATAAAGGAGTAATTTCTCAAATTATTGCTCATGAAGAAATGCCCAAACTTGATGACGGAAGACATCTAGACATCTGTATAAATCCCCTTGGAATAATATCTAGAATGAATGTTGGACAAATTTATGAGCTTCATTTAGCAATGTCTCTTACAGACTTAAAAAATAATATGGAGCAAATGCTAATAGATAAAGCTGACCAAAATATCATAAAAGATTACCTTAAAATGTATATAGAAACCATAGACGTAACAAACGACAAATGGTTTTATAATCAGTTTATACAACAAATACCAGAAACAATTGATAAAAACTTTATAGATAAAATAACTTTAATACAACCTCCATTTGAATCTTCTAGATTTGAAGAAATTAAAAAAGCTCTTGAATATACTGGAACATCATATAAGTACAATATATATGATCCAGTTTCAAAAGTCTATATAATAAACAAAATCGCTGCTGGGTACATATACTTTTTCAGAATGGTTCATATGGCTGAAGAAAAATTGGCTGCAAGAGGGATAGGAGCATATGCCAGAAGAACTCTACAACCTCTTGGAGGAAGAAAAAATAAAGGTGGACAAAGATGTGGAGAAATGGAAACAGCATGCTTGATAGGGCATGATGCTCCAAAAAATTTATTCGAGTTTTTCACCACAAAGTCTGATTGTATAGATTTAAAGAATAACTATATAAGAAACTTTATTGAAAGTGATTTTGTAGAAGACAAACAGAAACTAGATACAGTCCCGGAATCAGTTAAACTTTTAAATTCATATTTAACGATTATAGGAGTGGATATAAAATGACATTATTAGATTATTATAATACTCGTTATACTACATCGTCTAGTACATATTCTTCTCCACCATTTCCAGATAGTTATACATCAAAACAGAAATTCAAAGTTATGCTAGATGAAATGTTTATAATGGATAAAAAAATTGAAAAGGATATTGAAGACATACAAGAAGACAAAAAGGAAGAAGTTTTCTTTAATCCTGAAAATCTAGACATTTAGGAGAAACATATGGAAAAACTGCCCGATATTCAAGAAACAAAGCCTAACATTCCAATACCTATTATGCAAGTCGGAGTCGAGAATGTAGAAGTTCCTTTTACACTAGAATCTAAATATGGGGGATTCAATCAAATGGTTGCTAATGTCTCCATACGAACTAGTTTAGACTCACAAACAAAAGGAATTTCTATGTCAAGACTTCTATTAACTCTTAAACCTTATCTAGACTTACCATTAAAAAGTAAGTTAATAGAAGAAATATTAAAAGAGATAATAAAAAATATTGGATGTAATACTGCATTTATGAAATTTGAGTTCCGTCTTCCTATCAAAAGAAAATCTATTGTTTCAGATAATGAATTTCCAATTTATTACAAATGTAGATTTGAAGGACAATTACATAGGGTACCAACTACCGACCTGACAAAAGAAGAGAAAGTATTAAAAGATTACTTCACATTCTATGAAGGAGTTATAATTCAATATGCATCTTACTGCCCATGTTCTGCTGAATTATGTGAAGCTGCTGGAGTAGGTTTTCCACACAACCAAAGATCATTTGCCAACATTTTAGTCCAAGGAGATGGTTCATATTATCTTTGGTTAGAAGACATTATTGAACAAGTAGAAAATCGTTTAACAACTCTTCCATACCCTATAATAAAAAGAATTGATGAACAAGCAATTGGAAAACTTGGAGCAAAACACCCAATGTTTGTTGAAGATGCAATCAGAGAAATTTCTTATACTTTGAACTCAATACCTGGTGTAGTTGATTGGATTGTAAAGTGTATTCATGAAGAATCAATTCATACATCCGAAGCTATTGCAATTAATTATAGAGGCATCCAAGGAGGATTCGATGGAAGGAGATTTATATGAATCAAATAGATATAATAGAACTATATAAAAAAGAGAGAGAATATGAAAGAAGCACATTTGGAGATTATGAAGATATAAAATCTTTATCATTTCCGAGTTTTGTTATTTTAATAAGACAATACCTAGAAAAAGTTGAAAAAGCATATGCCGGTAAATGGTCAAGAGAGTTACCAGATTGGCTAATAAATTGTGCTGAATTTGAACAAAGCGGAACAGCACCCGTTGAAGCATACGAGCAGATGATAAAATTGATGACTCTTGCTGGAGCTGCACTTGAAACTTTTTCTAAAATAGACACAGACAAATGGCGGGAGGATCCAGAAATAGACCGCATGAAATGGATCGAGAAATAAAACAAAACTACAGGAGATTAACATGAACGAAAATTTATTCGATATGGTACAAGAACAAGGAGTAAATGAGCCGCCTCAAGTATTTTCAGAAAAAGATCTTTCTTTGCCTGAAGCCGATAGTACCGTAGAGGAAACAGAAGAAGTGGTAGACACAACTCCAGCGGTTCCAACTATTGGGGTATCTGCATTATCTGATTGGTTTGGAACAAACTGTGAAACCTTTGATAACATTAATGAAGTTAATGTTTCAATTCGTGGAGTTGATCCGACTAATACTCTCATTATGGCTGTTAAAGAAGAATCAGACGAATTAGATGGAGAAGGGAACGAAAAGAGAATTCTAAGAGTCTTTGACAATGCAGACATGCTTCCAATTCTAAACCTTCCAGGATCTGGAATGGACATCTACAATAAAGGATTCCAAGTTACATATGATTATGACGAGGATACCTTTATCAAATGTTATGGAATAAAATTTGGACTGATTGTTGTATTCTGCAACAAAATCAATGATCAAGCCATCCCTCACCATATCGCTCGACTAAAGAAAAAAGATTCTGAAGTTGAAGTGGTTAGCAATGAAGTAGAACCAATAGTACAAAAACTTACTGAGGATATAGATGTAGAGAATCTACACATTCTGTATCCCCAAAGTTCAAAAGCTGAAGGTCTAACAACAATTCAATCGGCAGTTGATTGGTTATTGGAAAGGCAATCAGGTGTTACAGACATAAATCACTTACTTCAAATCGACAACGTTATTATCACTATCTTAACATAAGGAGTTTGAGCGGGGGCGTTTTAACTGGATATATTGCTTCGGGGTGCGGCTGCCCATAAGCGAGTGCCATAGCCCCCGCTCAATTCAACTATGAAAATAAATGAAAAACTAAAGCTAGTTCTTAGAGATGTATATCTTTATGATATTGAAGCTTGTCATTATACTATTATGAAAAAATTAGGTTATGATTTATCAGATTTAGATCAAAATGATAAACTCCAAAGAAATATTCAAATTGGTCAAATGATGAGAAAAAATCCAAAACTAACTACTGTACTAAGAACTACTACAAAAACATTAATTGATGAATATATGTTGAGGAATAACATCAAAGATGATGATATTGTCATAAGACAATATGATGGAGTTCTTCTAATGAAAAGATTACATGAAACAAATATTCAAGAAATTCCATTAAACATGAGAAAGTATTTTGAGATTTTTATTATATCAATTGATCGAAAAATGTATATTGCGTGTGATAGTAATCGAGAAATAACAATAAAAGGCGTTCCATTTAGATATGAAAAAATGGATCAAATTTATAAAAGATTATGTCAAATTAATTTTGCAAATAAAACATCAATATTCAAAAGTCTTCATAAGTTAAAATATGATTTTCTACATTCAAACGATGCAAATCTTTTTGGAGTTCCTGTAAAGGGAGACAAATATAATGTCTACCTAAAAGGATATGGGGAGATTGAAATATCAAAACAAACTCTGAAGATCATGGATACAGATGACATAGATAAAGAAAGGTATTTTAATTTCTATATAACTCCTTTTACAAAAAGTATAGTAATCGAAAACGTGAGGTAATAATATGATTATAATAACAGATGACTATTCCATTATTAACAAACCAAAGATGACAAGCAACTTTATCATAAGATTAAGCGATCTTAAAAAAATATATGATATAAATGAGGGTGAAATTGGAATATTATTCAAACGGAGCTTTAGTCTTAACGAGTGTCAAATTCAGGTAAAGGGCAAGGATAAAAATCTCCTAGCAAAAGATATTTTAAAGATGTTATTAGAAGACGAAAAAATTTTCAATATAACAGGAGATATATCATTAAAATAAACAAAATTTTGGAATCCCCATCAGATTATATTTTTTATATAGATGAAGACAAATGGGTTGTATTTAAAAGAAAGGATGACATCTCTGAGTTAAGTATAAAAGAAATTCTAGAAAGTAACTCTTTTGATTGTCTAGATCCGATAGACTTAATAAAAACATTATTATCAAATTTAAAAATTGAGGAGCTAGAATATGAATAGAATATGCCCAAGTATTTTAAATATAGCAGCAGGGAAACTAAATCCAATAGGTCTGGATGAGCAGAAACGATATTTTCTTGTTAATTTAGACCCTATGTATTACACCTATAGTAGTGAAGAAATGATTGAAGATCATTATAGTAGTCGAAGGTTCATAGAAACTATTACACATTATTGTAATTCTGATGCGTATGAATTTATGGAACGAACTAAAATCATATTTGATAGGGTATGCATCTATAGATTTTTAGAGCATGTACCGATGGATAAGGTTCTATATTTCATATATCTCGTATCAACTGTAACTGAAGAAGGTTCTGAAGTTGATGTTATTGTCCCAAATTATAATGAGTTGGCGCATATGATCTTACATGAAGAAGTAAATAGTGTGAACTTTGAGAGAGATAATGTGCTTTTAACCACAGAATTATTAAACGAACCATCATGCCCACATGCTTCAATATGGACAGAAGCTAGAGCAAAATATTTCTGGGAATTTGAAGGAAGATTTAAAGTAAAAGAAATATGGCCATCCTTTATATTTGATGGAAGAGTTATTTATCTAAGATTCAAGGCGATAAGATTGTAATGGTGAAAAGAACCGATTATTACGTCACTAAACTTCAGATGGAACGTGACGCCAGTCTAATAATGTACGTTTATGACCGTAAAAATAGAATTCATATAGCTAAAAATAGACGTTATCCTCCAATTGGTGATATAAATCAAGAACAATTTATAGATATAGCTCTATGTATAATAGCAAGACAAGCTCATCATAATACAGCTAAAGTTTTTCAAGAGGGATTGGTAATAGAAATGAAAGAAGCATTAAAGAAAGTTTTAGAAAAAAATTCATTAAAGGTGGAAAATAAAAATGATAATACCATTTAACGAAAGAGCTGTTGAAATGGGATTAGAACCCTTTGCAGGAGGTTTTAAATATTCTGATCAATATGCAGACATTCTATACAGACCCCTTTCGACATCATACTCTGCTGAAGATAGACATATAACAGATAACTATATGTCTCCATACTATGCAATTTTTACAAAAAGTGTAGATCAATCTAATACATCTTTTGTGTATTGCGGGATTGTTTCAAAAATATACAAATTCATGGGTCATGATGTATTAAATCAAAGAGCAAGAGATTCTATTCTTGAAATCGGACTACCAGTAGTTCGAGAAAACCCTATATTATCTCAGCGTCTTACCAGTATGAGAAATGAAATAATTATTCAGAGCAGTGTTAATGTACCTTCATATGACGATGTTTTTCCAGTTATGATACTCCATAATACATATGACGGAAGTGGAGCAGCAGTGGTGACTTTTGGAATTGGAATGTACACCAATGATAGATGGATTACATTCTCATTTAATCTAGGACAATTAAGGCAAGTCCACATTGAAAGTTCAGACACAACTATGACATCTTCTGTTGAAACATATCTTGAAACTTTTACTGAAAACATTTCAGATATGATTACACAAAGCTTTAGCGCACAAGTGACAGAAGATGATTTGTTATCTACTCTAGATGTGATTGAAGAGCTTGGAAAAGGTCGAAGAAAAGAAATAGCCAAAATTCTTGAAGAACTTCCTCCGAGTCGTACTATAGATCAACTTCCTCCACTCCCATCTGCGTGGCATGTATTTTTGGCCATTGTTCGATATAGTAGCTTTGAACCCAATTTAAATGTCAAGCGACTATTGGAAAATGTTGCTGAACGTGTGTTAGTTATCCCGACAAGAATGCATGAAGTCTTAGAACATCTTCAAGGATAGAAGATAGGGGGTTCCCGTACCCCCTATTTTTTTTGGAACAAAATATAAAAAAGGGAATATATCATGCCAGACAAATTAAGCGATAAACCTGCTGGAAGAACTTATACTCCAACCAGATCATATGATTTGCAACTTTCAATAAAACTATTAGATTATAGTGCGGATCTTGTTGCTATGACAGTAAATTCATCCTTATCTACTGGTTACCAGGTTATAGAACTAATTCTTTCATTAGATCCAACAGATGTTATATTCGGTGAGCTATATGGAGAAAGTCCAATTAAGCTATCAATAACTCTTCTTGGAGAAAGTGAAATACCAGGACCTCGGGTACAAATGGATTTAATGTATCTGAAATCTGATTTTAAATTAGATGAAAGAGAAGAAATATCTAAAGATAAACAAAATAATCGTGTTATGTATACCGTCACAACAGTAACAAAGAAGCCATATCATACTTTCACTTCTATGGTTAATGATGTTTTTATAGGAGTAAATCTAAGAAGTATATTAAACAGCTTAGTCTCAAATACAAATGCAACTCTTCAGTATGATTCTGATGGAGAAAATACTACTCCAATTGATCAAGTGTGTATTCCCCCAACTACATTATATAAAGTCATAAAAGAATATAACAGAATGAGTAATGATATTTTTGATGGCTTCTTAGATCAACGATTTGGTCTTTTTAATGGAACTCCAGGTGTTTTCTGTCAATTTGATAATAAAGTTTATATAAAGAACTTAACTGCTAAAATGTCAAAAAATCAGACCTTTACTATGTATCATCTTGCCTTAAATACCGACAAGACAACTGTAGAGAGAATATTTGAAGAAGTTTATGATCTTAATACATCGTTTTACACATATGATCTTGTAGATACTGATTATTCTGGTAATGCTAGATTTGCAACAATTGCCTCTAATTTAAATCATATAGTTAAACCAAAAAACTCTTTATTTAGTATCATTAATCAAGACTTAAAAACAGTTGGTACCAACTACTCACTCACATACAAAACAAATACAATACCTCGTTTTCCAATTGATCCAAATGTAGAAAGAACAAGATATTTTAATCAGGACACTGGGTATGAAAATGAACAAACTATATTTAACTCTAGGTTTGGTAGAAGTCTTGCTGATCTTTCAGCTCTCAGTCTTAATTTAGAAAGAAACTTACCTGTTTTACCTTTACTTAATGTTGGTGAATGTGTTAAATATAAACCGTTAACTTTAGAATATCAAGACTTAGAAGGGAAGTATATTTTATGGAGTTCGGCTATTAAATTCATACGAGGTGGAGCAAGCTGGACCACTACCTGCCGTGTCAATCTTGTTAGAACCAATAAAACTAAATAAAATGCTTGTACCTTCTAAAAATTAGAACAAAAAATAAAGGAGCATAGTATGGCAGAGAATGTTTTACACGGTCTAGCAGATAAGTTTATTACAGAATACTTACGATGTAGAAGTAGTTTTGAATATTTTTGTAGACATTATATCTGGATAGAAGTTCCTGGAAAAGATGCTCATTTAAAACCATACAGGAAACAACTTCAGCTTGTAGACTTAATTGAAAAACATCACTATGTTCTAGTTCTAAAAAGTAGACAAATAGGAATATCAACCATTATACAAGCATACGCTTCATGGTTAACATTGTTCTATGACAATGCAGTTATTGGAATTATTTCAAAAGATGGTAAAGAAGCTACAGATTTTGCTAGAGCTATCCGTGGAATGATAGAAAAAGTTCCTGACTGGATGAAACCCCCAAGAGGACAGTTAGGAAGAGGATTTGCAAAACGAGCAGAACAATCTTTCATTCTTACAAATGGAAGCAAAGTATTTGCTTCACCTGTCAATCCAAATGCTCCTGATAAAACCCTTCGTGGTAAAGCAATTACCCTATTAGTTATTGATGAAGCGGCATTTGTTACTCATATTGATGATGCATGGACAAGTATGGTTCCAGCTCTATCTACTAATCAAATGATGGCAAAAAAGGCTAAAGTACCATTTGGGACAGTAGTATTATCAACACCAAACAAAACAGTAGGTCTTGGTAAGTGGTATTTTGAAAGATATCAAAGATCCTTATCTGGAGATGATATTTTCAAGCCATTTGTAATTCATTGGAAAATGATTCCAGAGTTAGCAGATGATCCAGATTGGTACCAAACACAGTGCTCTCTATTTGATAATGATCAAAGAAAAATTTCACAGGAATTGGAACTAAAATTCTTACCGACCGAAGGATCATTCTTTGAAGCAGAAACAGTAGAAAAATTACAAGATGCTACAGTTAAACCAATTTCAAAACTAAAACTTTACAATGGAGAAATTTGGAAATTTGCTGAAGCAATTAAAGAACGATATTATATACTCGGAGTTGATACCGCTCCAGAGCATGGGGAAGATAAATCAGCAATAACCGTTTGGGACTATGAAACATTAGAACAAGTTTGGGAATATCAAGGAAAGTGTAAGGTTTTAGACTTTGTAAAAGTTGTAAAAGTTGCAGCTACAGAATATCCTGGCCTTATAGTTGTAGAATCAAACTCATATGGTAACCAAGTTGTAGAACAATTATATCATAGTGAATTTTCCACTATGATATATCAGGAAAAGAGAGGGCAGAAAACTATGATTCCTGGGCTTGCAACTAATGTGAAAACTAGACCTCTAATGATAGATGCTTTATATTCATATGTTAGTCAATTTCCTGAGTCTATTAAATCAGAAAGACTTGCTCTGGAACTAACTGGATTGGTAACAAAACCAAGTGGAAAAGTTGAAGCTGATCAAGGTTGTAAAGATGACTTAGCTTTGGCAACGGCAGTATGTTTTTACGTTAGAAAATATGATCCACCTCTTTTAATTGGTTCATTACAACATCAGCTTGTAGCAGAAGAACTAAAAGATATAGTCAAATTCAACACAGGTATAAGTACAGAATTTTCAAATAAAGATATAATGGATCATGTTAAAGATCATATGAGCGAGATGGGTGGTTTTGTAGATGTTATAGGATTATATAATAAAGAGTAGGAGTTTTAATTATGCTAAACACAGATAAAAATTTAGATGAGATTATTGCTTTACCTATTGGTCTTAAACCTCTTGCAAGACTTGATGGAAAATTAATATACGGTTCTGAAAAGCTAAATACTAACTTTTTGAAAGCAATATCTAAAAGTAAAAGAACAAGTCCTCATTTAGCAAAATTTAGTAGCATGATTAATTCTAAAAGGTTGATAGTGTGTTTTAAAAGTAAAACGCTACCGGGATTTATTCAATGGAAAGTATTTGCTCCAAGTGGAGAGCAAAAGATTCTTGGATTTTATGATCCGCCTTCAGATAAAATATTTATTTTTATTTCCTCAAACCTAAATATGTTTGCATATGTATCAAACAATTTTCTATCAAAATTATTAATTCATGAATCAATCCATATGTTTGCAGATGTAAAAAGAGGATCTTTTATATCTTTATTTAAAGCAGATTTAATTAATTACTACAAACATTTATGGACAAACTATTTCAAAATGAATAAAAATGACGTTAAAGATGAAACCATTTTAAATGTAGTAAATTTTATATTCAAAAATTTTGAACTAAAATCACCTACAGGTGCTGGTTTAAAAGCATATTTCACTCTTATTTTTAAAGAATTTTTTCAATACACAACTGTTAGTAAGGATGAATTTGCAAAACTTGTAAGTGACTACCTTCTATTTGCAACGATTTTTGTTACTGATATGCAGAAGTTTATATCAAGCATCCCTAAATATAAACATGTCTTTACTCCAATATATACAGCATATAAAGAAGCATTTGGTTTAACAAATCTAACAACCTTATGTGTACAGGAACTTTTATATCCTTCTGAAGTTATTGCTATAATGTCAGAAGGAATAGGTAATAGCAGGATAAATACCGCTATTAAAAACCTATAAGGAGATTAATAAATGCCCGATGATGAAACGATTGCTCCAGGTGCTGGAACTTTAGAAAAAGAAGTCAACTCAGCAGAGACTGGCAGGGCAAGAAGAATTAATAGTCTTACAGATAAAGTGAATAAGATGGTTGCCGAAGAAAATAAAAAGAGACTTCAAATATCGACTGAGATTGATTCGCTAGCTAAGCAACATCAGAAAGCAATGAAAGAACTTGAAATGTCAAGATCAGAGTTTACTACTGAAACTACATCAAGTTTAAATAGAGTTGTAAAAGGTCTTGGAAGTGCAGTTGGTGCTTTATCTACTGGTATTGCGAGGATATCGGCAGACACAGCTAAAGCTTCAAGAGAAGCAATATCTCAATATGGAAGAGCAATTAGTCAAGACATTAGTATCAATAAAACAAACACCATTGCTATGGCTTTATCACAAGCAACTCCTTTATTTGGATATTTTGCCGCCAAATTTATGGAGACAGATGTTTTCCGTAAAGCTTCCATAAAAATCCAAGATTCTGTAGCCTCATCAGTTAAAAAAGGATTGTCTGTTGTTTCTGCTCCATTTAGAAGAGAAAAACCAAAACCAGGAGGCGGGCCAAGATACGAAGAAATATCTACAGGAGCATCAAAAGCACGTATTTCAGCAGCTAGTATTGTAACTCAACAAAATATAGGCAGAACTCTAGAAAAAATAGATAAATTCTCAGAAAACTTTGGAACAAATCTTGAAACTACTCTAATCGAAGAAGTTAAAGAGCAAAGAGTATCTCAGCAAAGTATGTTTAAAACTTTTATTAAAAATTTTATTCACGCACGAGATGTAAAAGAAGAAAAATGGAATATGAGATTAACAAAAGCTATTCTAGACTTAAGAGTTGGTCTTATTGGTCTTTCATCAAGATTCAATATTGCCTGGAAGAAAACCCTATTATCACATCCTACATTTAGAACTATTCTCACAGTATCTGATATGATGTGGCGATTCTTTTCAGTACCAGTGGGTGGTATTCTTAGAGCAAGAGGTGGTTATCAGGGTCCCCTAAATAGAGCTATGAGAACTAAGAATGTTATGATGAAGTCAGCAAATGTTCTTGGTTTAATATATTCAACGGGAATTCCACTTCTTGATGAGATACGTCAATCTACTACATATTTAGCTGATTATTTTAGTAAAGGTACGTTTGAAACAAAACTGAAAAAGAGCTGGACAATCGCTGGTAAATTATATAGAGGCACTAAAGCAGGAATGAAATTTGCTGGAGAAGCTGGAGAAGGAATAGGAGAATATCTTAGAAGTGAATTTAAAGAAAGAAAAGGAATGGAACCACGTGAAGCTCTTAGAAGAAAAGCATTTGAAATGAAAGAGAGAATCGCAAAAAGTAGATTAGGAAGAAGCTGGTTGGGAAGAACTATGAGAGGATACCAAAGGGAACAAGGTTGGCAAGATTATCCAGGTGCACCTCCCGTTAGACCTTCTGGATATTTGGGAGCTGGTGGCGCGCCTGCTGGTCTTTTGGGTGAAGGTGCGATACGAATGGGATCTGGAAAAACGGTTCTTTCAAGATCATCTGGAAGAACTGCAGAACAAACAGCTTCTTATATGAAGAGAACAGGAAAAACAGTTACTGATATAGCTAGAGAAAATGTAATGAAACAAGGTGCTATGTATGAAGGAAGAAGTGCATTTTCAAAAGGTGGACCGGCACGTTCTCCTGAAGGAACAATAGAATCTTTTAATACTCAAAGTCGTATGCAAGAAGAAGTTAGAAATCTTCTTCAACAACTTGTTGAAATGAAACAAGATCAAGAAAAAAGAGAGGGACCTCATTCCCCAAGTATGGCAAAAAATATAGCCAACTTAGCAGTCGACTCAAAAGAAAATATAGAAAAAGAAGAAGAAATATCAAGTAAAGGAAAAAAGAAATCAGAAAGTATAGAAAGAAAAGCGAAATCAGCAAAACATAAAGAACTAAAAAAGGAATCTTTCCTTAAAAAATACCGTAAGAAAGCTATGCGTCTAAATCAAAAAAGAACTCGTTTTATGGGTAAAATGTCAAAGAGATTAAAAAGTGTGGGAAGCTGGCTTTGGAAAGGTGTATTATTTTTATTCTCATTTGTTAAACCGTTCTTTAAAAGTCTTGGACCAGCATTGAAATGGATAGGAATGCTGAGTTCAGGAGGTATAGCTGGACTTATTGCAGCCGCCGGAGGTCTTACTTTTGTTATTGGTATTATAACAGCAGCTTTGACTGGACTAGGAATTGGAACTCTAGTAAATAGATGGTTAAATAGGGCTTATGATAAATGGGAGAAACAAAAGGAAGAGAGAGGAAGAAAATATAGTGCAACAGAAGCGGATAGATGGAAAGAAATCCAAGAAGAGAAAAAGACAGGTGGCTTTAAAACCAAGATGCTTGCTAAAGCAAAGACCCAAACATATTTAAGTCTAACACGTACTCGACCAGAAGCAGAAAAGAAGACATTCACTTCATCAATTACACGATATGGCTTGTCTTGGTTAGATGCAAACGCTGGTCAACAAGCATATATGAAATCTAATATGGACAAATATTTACAATATAGACCATCTGAAATAACATCTCTGAGAAGCCAGTGGATAGCAGAAGGTGGCCCACCATGGTATTTAGGGTCGGGTATTGAAAATTCTTATGAATATGGAGAAAGACGAGAAAAAAGATTTTTAAAGTATCTTCAGAAAAAAGGAATGAAAGTAGGAAAAGCAGGTGCAATAGCAGATGTAATAGGCAGAGATATAAAAATAAAAGCTCAACAAGTAAAAATAAAAGCTCAACGAGCAGCAAAATTTATTAAAGAAAAAGCTATTACATTTCTAACAGCTACAGCAAGACAAGCAAAATTAAGAGCCCTTCAACTTACAGCATTTGGAGCAGATAGAGGAGTTTGGTTAGCTAATAAGTTATCAGAAGTAAGAATAAAAGGAAAATGGTTCGATATTAAAAACCTAGATACAGGCAAGTATGAAAAGAAATTTAAAGAGTTAAAAAAGAAAGCCGAAAAAGAAATAAAAATAATGAAGATGAGTGAAAAAGTTAGAATAGAAAGGGCTAAGGTTTTAGCAAGCTATGGAGCAGAAGGTGGGGACTGGGTTAACGGAAAACTAAAAAGAATAAAAATAAATGGGAAATGGATAGAAGTTAAAGAGGGTACTAAAATCACATCTCTTACTAAAGAAGAACTAGATGAACTAAGAAAATGGAAGAAGACACACCGACCACCTACTCCAAAAAAACCAAAAGAGGTAGTGGATCCTTATCTATATAATAAACTTGGAGAAATAGTAGGGACTAAACCAGGCGCAGAATATAAAAGAGAAAAAGGAATGTCTGGTGCCGGAGGAAGTTTTAATGTAGAAGGTCTAAAACCAGGTGAAAGTTATACCAAAGGAAAGACAACATCCACAAAGATGACCGAAGCGATGGTGGCTCAAAGTAGAAGAAGACGTACATGGAAAGAGAAAGCTAGACAAAAAATGAAAGAAAAAGCTGCTGAGGTAAAATCATATGGAGGAACTAGAGGAAGATGGAGATTTGGGCAATTAAGAGAAGTTTATGTAGACGGACAATGGAAAAATGTCAAAAGTCTCGAACAAACAGGGGTTACGTCAATGAAAGATCTTGCCGGAAGAGATGCCAGAAATAAAATGATTGAAGCATCCACTACAGGAAAAATGATTGACAAAACAAACAAAAAACTAACTGACGCAATGGGCAAAGACCAAGGCAAGATGGTGAATGCTATAGTTCAAAATGTTAGTAATACTATGCTTAGTTCTAATAATAATTCACAAACCAGAGCTGTTGTCGGTGGAGGAGGTGGAGGAGGCGGAGGAGCTGCTGGAACAGCATCTTCCGGAGGAAATTCAGTAGCAAGTGTAGTACATTGTAATGTAGAGTAAGGAGATAAAAAAATGGCAACAATAGAAGTTAATCCTTTTAGAGGGATTATAGGATTACCACCACGTTCACATATAAGTGATGATGAAATTATAAATAGTATGCCTATCTTAAAAATTACACCAGGTAAACCTTATCGTTCTGAGGGGATAACTGTATTTAGAATAAAACCAGATTGGAATTTGTATGGTGACATTCTTGGTAATAACGGTTATAAAATAGGTGCACAACCAATTAGAATAGCATATCTAGCAGATAATTTTCCAACAGATTCATTTACAAATGAATATAGTGAAACATTTCTTCAAAATATTACACAGGCCGCATCAAGTGGTATGTCTCAAGTATCTCAAATGTTAGGTTCTCGTACTATTGGTGAAGGCGCACAAACCTTGATAAATGAGATAGCTGGTCTTGGAAGTGCAGTTGGTGGATTTACAGGAGACATTATAACTGGTGGTGCCAATATGATGCAATCAGGTATGGCAACTGCGAACAAGTTCATGAAAACCATGGAAGAATCAGGGGGTGGCCAGGGTATACTTGCAAGTGGAGCAAAAACAGTAGGTGAATTATTAGCTGGTCATAGAATTGACTTTCCTAAAGTATGGGTAAATAGTGGATACGAACCTTCATATACAATAACTGTTAGATTATATAATCCTTTTCCTGGTAATAATGATGCTCTAAAGAAATATATAATAGGTCCTCTTGCAGTAATATTAACTCTAGGACTTCCTATTGATCAAGATCCAAGTTCCGGTGCCGCTTATAGTTGGCCATTTTTTCACAAAATAGTATCTGACGGTATTTTTGATTTAAATCCAGGAATTATTACAAATATAACTGTAATAAAAGGAGGGGATCAACAACAAATATCTCACGCACAAACTATGGGAATAGTAGATGTAAGAATTGATTTCGGAAGTGTATATTCAAGCATGTTCTCAGAAGCAGGAAAACCATATGTAAAGGAAAGACCAACTCTTTATAACTATTTAAATGCAATGGAAAGGAAATTCGAACCATATACTAGAACTAGCCTTCAAATAGATTCTGCACTGGCGGCCGGAGCCGTTAACGCAAGCGCAAGAAGAAACATAGTAGACGAGATTGAAAATCAAGTAAGAATAGACAAAGGTGTATCAGCACGACAAGGGGTTACTGCTCCATCCCCAACATCCATTACTAGATCTCCAACTATTACTCTAGAAGAAGAACTACTATCTGAGACTCAAGCTGGTGTGGGGGTTTAACATATAGTATTTCTGAATACCATCGTTAAATAATAGGCAAGAAATAAATTGATAAGGAATTGTGTTTGGCTGGTTAGTTTATTATACTTAAACATAAACTTTTTATCTTTAAGGACCTCTACTAAAAGAAGATTTACTTGTTGTTTAAAATAAACTTTCGATACAGTTCTTTTTAATGCCATTAAACTTCTGATATTAGTGTAATATTTTTTTCCACATAAAGAATCAGCATTATCTAAACTCTTCACAAACAACTTTAAAACTATTTTAATTGAATCTATATATTTGGTATCGTTTAAACCTTTCGTAATCAAATCAGCTAAAATAGTATTTATTTTAGAGATTTTTCTAGCTTCTTCTTTTGCTTTCGTATCAACAACTCTGTAAACAGTAATCTTTCTAATAATAGTGTCTATCGCTTTAGTACCCTTCTCTACTACTTGAGTTTTAAAACCATCCTCATCCTCTTCACTCACTTCAATATCAGTTCTAATTTTTGGACCTTCTTCGGCAACTCTAAAATATGTGGCAAGAAAACTTTTCAAACTTTGACTTATACTAGTTCTACTACCTTGAATGAATTTTGAAATTTGATCAATATTATCTTCTTTTATAGCTGTAGTATATCTTCTTAACATAGCTTGACTAAGAAAATATATAGCATTAGAAATTGTTTTTTCTCTAGAAAAAAGATGAGTTTTACTTAATGTTTCAAGAGCATACTTAAAAGTATCATCAATACAATATTTTAATCTTCTATGAATAAGATTTGTATATTGACGTATCATATAGAATAACATTAAATTTCTGTATGTTATTTGATCTCTTTTCTTAAGAAAATAATACATTAAAAAAATTAGATAATTAGATTCAGCCTCATTTTGAAGAAGAAATTTGGATTCCTTTCTTCCCATCCACCTTCTCTTGGTAAATTCTCTTACATCTTTTTCTGTAAGATTAGAAACTTTTAAAAAATCATAGTAATGTTTTTTTAAGTCTGGACGATAACAAGGTTCAGATAACATACTAAGATTTCTAGCGACAAAACTGGCCAATAGTCTTTTAAATTTCGTTTCATCAAGTCGCATCTTGTCTAATAAGATTTTCATAATTAAATCACCCGAACAGTTATATTATCCTCTGTAAAATACACATATTCAGGACCATATCTAAGTAACTGACTTTGCGTTAAATTTTTAAGTTCAAAATTAAAGAATATGCTAGTCTCTGGCAATATTAATCTACAATGACTTATTCCTTCAATATCTTGAACTACATCAATAATTTCAGATCTATAAAGAAACGCATTTGTACCGAACCTGTCTTTAAATGCATCGTATATAGTCTCTTGAACTGTAGTAATTAAAGAAGATAAAGTTCCACTATATGTCACTTCTCTAAACACCTCGACTTCAATAAGCAGAGGAATTGTATATAAAGGAATTAGTATCCATCCTCTTTCTGAATATATATATTTTTCACCCTCATCGGTCACATAAACAATAGAATCAGCAGTAGGTTGTTCATATGTAAAAATTAGACTAGTTGAGTCAGTACATCTTATAATATCATCTCTATGTATTCCTTCTTCTGTAATAATAAATCTGTCTCCAACATTACACACAAGAGGTTCTGTTTCTAAAATAGAAATAACTGGAGTCTTAGTTGTTGGATTTAATTTCATTCCTGAAAGAAGACCATATGTATTAGTAAATTTTAGATTAATAAAGTCAGTCAACATTCGTTTATCTGATAAATCAACTGTAGTTACTAAAGATTGTAAAACCTCAAGTTCAAAATTTACTTTGTTTATTCCATCATAATAGGTCTTCTCTATAACAGGCACATCATATACAATCAATGCAGTTGTATCATCTATAACATTTGATCTCATAAAGGCACTTAAATCTTTTCTAAATGTTACTTTATTTGAATATTTAGCAACAGGATTGCCCCCTGGTTCATAAATTGTAAAATCATATGTTTGCTCACCTTCAGGTATATCTGTGAAAGGATCGAATGTATAAATAAAGCTTCCGGCTGTAGTATCATTCGTCATATCAAATGTAGCACCAGTTGATTGAATAAGCATTTCACAAGTAGTAAGATCTGCATTTGACTCTGTAGACTTATAAAATAATTCAAAAATTCCTTCAGTCCCAGATCGAGTCACTGTTAATAAATCTGCATATAAATCATAAACAGTTGGATAACTAGTTTCTAAGGCTGGAATTAATTGAACTGCATAAATTATATAATCATATAATGCTACAGTATTCAATGTCTCTATATTCAAGTCAAATAGAGTATAATACTGATCTGCCCCAATTGTAACAACTGTATCTCTAGGAATTCTATCAGTAGTTGGAGGGACAGTCAAAACTGCATTTCTAGTTGGTACTAGATTGTCAACTTCTTCTGTACCTGTTCCATATAAAATTCCACTAAATAATTCAATCTCATTGACTTGTAAATCTGATCTCTTTAAAATTGGTAATGAATTTTGTGCAATAGGAAGGTTTGGTTCAATAACATTTATATTTTCATAATCCCCTTCAGTTACTAATCTTCTAAGCGCAGTTATAGAAGCTATAGCATTACTTCTAATTGCTTCTAGAGATTCTTCATCAGCTCCTCCAATAGCAGGAGCATTATTAATGACTTCATAGTTTACAATTTGATTCAACCCTGCTAAAGTGGATACATAAATTCTTTCTCCTTCTCTAATAGACCCAGCAATAACATTTCCAGAAGCTCCATTAGTAACCTGTGCTGTAACCAATACAGTAGCGCCTGGATCTGGTTGAACTCCTATCAATCCATTTCCAAATGATAAACGTCTTCCAGTATCAGTTCTCCTTGAAGTATATCCTTTATCAGATGGGTCCATTAAAAATAAACTGCTAAATTCAGTCCATAGTGTAAATCCGGCATCTCCAGGATTTTGTATTTGAACAGCCAACCCAGCAACTTGACCACCAAGGGGAACATCAAGAACCACAAACTGATATTGTTGTGTGTCTCCATCAATTTGAAACTCTTGTACTACTAATTTTAACTGTCTAGCGGGCATAACAAAACTAAAACTTTCTCCACCTGGATCAATAGAAACAGGAAGAATAAATCGTTTGTTTCCTTCTAAATAAACTATTTCAACAGTAGCATTATTTGTTACAGTTATTGTTAAGGTGTAATATGTTATAAATTCTTGTTCTCCTCCAGCTGTAAATGTAAAACCTTCAGGAATAGTAAAAGTTGTTAGGGGATCATCAAAACCAAAAGGGATTGTCATAAGTAAATTTACATTTGCATAATTCGCTTCTTGAGTATCATATCCGAGAAAAGATGAAAGATTTAAAATAGATTCGGGGAGTTGTGCTGTAGTAAGAAAAAATTCTCTATATGTAGAAAGCTGATAAAATAGAAGGTTACTAGTTAAAGTTGAAACCGTATCAATGATAAAAGATAAAAATGAAGATTTCGTTAAATCTACATTCTCCAGTTCAAGATATACTTTTAATAAATCACTAACCTGTGTTCTAATTGATTCTCTAGAAACATAGATTTGACTTGATAATGTATCTGCCATATTGATATCCTTTTATATATAATAAAATCCAGTTCTTTTATCGTGTAAATTAGATAGAACGCCTCTTAAATTAGCATCCTTGGATAAAAGTTTTGCTATAAATTGAGAGTCTCCAAGAGTATGAATATTTTTATCATAATCAACAAATGAATATATATTTTCAACTTGAGCTTCAACTTCAGGAAGAGCTACACTTTGCATAGTTTCAACTTTTAGTTTCCAGAACCTCCTATCAGTATTAACTGAAAGCTCTACTCCAGAAACTTGAAACACTGGATATGTATCATTAGTAGGTCTTAAATATTCCTGCTCCATTTTTACAACATCGTTTGGATAAGGAACTATTCCATATGAATTTGGAATAATTAATGAAGTAACATTTTCTTTGTTATACCCAGTTTCTTGACCATCAAATGCAGTAGATACATCCTCTATAAAATAAACAGGAAGAAGAAGAACTTTATTTCTTTTAACTCCTGAAAGATCTCCAGTAAATTCGTAAGGACCTCCATAAAGTAAATCATCTTCCCAAACAGTATCTGGAATATTCAGGTTGTAATATGTAGTTAAAAAAGCTACTACATGTTTGCTATAATAATCGTATATTAAGCTTTGATACTCATGGATATAAAAATACAGTTGCTCATAATTTTGGAATGCCATTATTTATTTCCTATAGACTTGAAAGTATGATAAAAAAGTAAATGATCTCTGAATGAAAAAGCTTCTCTTATTTGTTTATTATCAATTATTATTTTTAATACATCAGACCCTTTTAGGTTAAGATTTGCAGCAAGACGAGTAGCTTTGTTTTGTCGTTCAGTTTCAGCTCTCTTTCTTTCAGTATCTGCAAGTCCTGTTTTAGAGCTCTGAACTTTTTCTACTAAAGCTTTTGTTTTATTAGTCCATTTTTCAAATTGATTTTTAAGTTTACTTTCACATATATTCGGTCTCTTAAATCCTCTACAACGTGATACTTCATTTCGTATATTACGAGTAACAACAGAGGCTGCTCTAGCTTGGCAAGTATATCGACATATTTTTCTAGCTGCGCCATCTTTAAATCTATCCATGCAAGGTCTTGAGCATGTATCGGTAAGTTTTCTATAATGATATAAAGTCATCATTGCGACAGTTGGTGCTGGAGTTGCTCTTGTAGCTGACAAAGCAGTTCCTATAGCTGCTAACTCAGCATAACCATATCTTAAATATGGTCTGAATTTATTTTCAAATGCTGTAACATCCTCAGTTAATAGCTTAATGACATCATTATATTCTAATGTAAGAACCTCTTTACATAAATTTAGATGGTCTTTAAACGATAATTTTTCTTTTAATATTTTACTGTTAATAACTATATCAAAAATAATCTCTTTTCCAGCTTCAGTAATATTTATTTTATCTTTTTTTGAAATCATAATAATTAGATCTCCGTGTCTACCACAGGAACTTCAAAAAATTTAAAATATATAGATTCATCTACAGTGACGCTTAAATCTCCAGTATCACCTTGATAATCCACTTGAATTGCAAGATTGAATCCTTTCCTATTAGAAAGAAATGATACCTCGACGCTAGTAATTGTAGCTCTATCATCATACGTTGTAATAGAGTTTATAACTTCTTCTTTAATTTTTTCAGCGGTATCTTGATCTGCAGGATCAAAAATTAATTTATAAAGATCGCTACCGTACTCGGGATCAAAAATATAAGTTCTGGTTGGAGTTAAAAGGATATTATTCCAAGAATTTAAAATTACATTTAGATCTTTAATCCTTCTAAAATCTCCAGATGGGGCAATAGTTGAAACATAATCTGCAAGTTTATCATTTGATCCCACTACTGCTTGATTGAATCTATCTAATAAGTTTGCCATTTATAAGTCCTATTATATTGCATTGCTTTGTTCTTCAAACTTTTTTTGTTTCTCCTCTTCTAAATCAGATTTCCATTTTAAGTAATCAAGAAAGCGTTTATACGGCATCATCATTATATCAAAATATGATTGTTTGCTCATCTCTATACAAGCATAAATATCTAAAGCGAAAGTATTTTTAAACTTTCCTATTTCATCATGCTGCATACAATGCGCGAAAAAAGCTGTCGACCAAATCTATATCATAATCGTCTTCATTACCACAACTAGTACAATAGCTTTTCATCTTTAGCTCTATTCCATATATACCGAACTTCTCGCTGTAATGATTGTAAATAGCTCTCTTATCTCTAGCAGGAAGAGACATATATGCCTCCATAACATCTAATCTATCAGAGTAAGCAATTGGAGTTGTCTTATCTGGAAGTTCCTGCTTAAATTCCTCAATAATCAATGTTTCTGTTATCATATCCATCGAACTTCCAGGTCTTGAACCAAGCTCTTTAACTGATGTAATTTCATCAAATAAAGTTGGTTGTTTCACAACTACTGAAACTCCTTTAGAAACAGGTAGAGGAATTTCGCTCCTATCTGAGAGTATATTTGTTCCTGGATATGCGTTAAAATTAAAAGTTTGAGATGCTTGAACAGTAACTGAATAACCAACATTACATGAAGAACAACTAATTTCATAATTTCGTATTTCTTCATAAGTAATATGATATAGACCAAATATTAATGCGTCTCTATCTTTTAAAGTCACATTTCTGAGAAAATCATCCATACTTTTAATTGTTTTGGGTTTATTAACTATAGAGTCATATAAGCATTTATTTAAATGGTCAGCAATTTTAGAGGGAGTTATAAGACTTCCTTTGAGTCTTTCTTCTTCAGAAACGCTCAAGGATCTTAAAGTATAAGACTGATTTGTTTGTGGAGTTATTACTTCATACTCCGGATACGCAATATTAAATCCTGTAAATGTCATTTGATTAATCTCCTTTCATTCATATCTAATTGAAAAATTTCTTATTTTCTTTTTAATCTTAAAATTTTATTTGAAATCTTTTTCTTAGCTTTAATAAACATAGTTCTACATCGCTCGGGGTCTGATGTCTGTGAGCATCTGGAACCAACTCTATCAAATTCATTCATCTTTCTTTCCAGCGCCCTTTTCTTATACATTATTAAACATTCTGGTCTTTCTAATGCTGGTACTGAAGCACATTCTTTTGAAGCTTTACTAAAAACTGTATGATATGCAACTTTACCAACTGCAGCGGCAGAAGCAATTAAAACAGCTACGGTAGTAATAACAGGTTCCTCTCTTAGAGCTATCTCTTTTGCTTCACTCTCGCTGCATATTTTACCGGTGGATATTAAGGCTTTGAGTTGTGCTTCACTAGCATCATCCGTAATAAAGTTATATAATTGTCGTTTAGCTAATGGACTTAACTCAGATTCAGAAACAAAAAAGATTGTAATAACCTTTAGATGCCTTAGTGATAACATTTTCAACCCCTTTAATTTTTAATTTTATGTTTCTCTTGGGCCATATGATGCAACTTGAGCTTTTATTGGTCCCATAGCGTTTGCTAGCACTGTACATTTATCTTTTACCCAAGGTTCATGCCAGGCATAATCAACATTAAATTCGATCTCTACATCCAACCTACCAACAGTTTCAACATCACTAGTATATAGATCCTGTGGATCTTTTGTTGGAAATACTCCATCATATACTGCATAATATTCTACTGTTCTGGCATCTGGTGCTGTAGTCCAGTAATACATTAGAGCAGCATATGTCTTTTTAGAGTATCCGGCTCCATTATCACCATCTATAAGATCCGTAGTACCTGTTCGATAATCTCTAATCATTTTGACCCAACCATGTATAATATCTAAGATTGGAGTCCTATTGAATTCTAGAAACTTTACAGAAACTGAATTTCCATAATCAATGTTTCCAGGTACTGCCCATTTTACACCACCAAGCCCAGTAAATTCTACCTTATTTAATGTTCCCCCAGGTGGAGTAACAGAAAGACAAGAAGCTGCTAGAACATTTGAAATAAGACCCGCATCTCCGATACCACTCGAAGTTTTTGCAGGACCCGTGTTTAGCCCGCCTCCCTTTTCAACATATATCGGTAACCCTACTGGAATTTTATCAAACCAAATAAAATGATATCCAGTTACATAGGGGTCAGCAACACCCGCAGATGTCCCTCCAAATTTTCTAGTTAATCTTTGGCTTCCAAGCTCAGCAAAAGCATACTTTATACTACTATTAGATCCAGCCATTATACATATTCCTCCTTACTGCTTAAGCAGCATGTTTATATTTGATTCGTTTTTTAATAACGTTAAAAACTACTTTCCAATCGCCATTTGGTATATGAATGGCCTTGTCATCTATATAGAAATCAGCTGCTAATTTTTCAGCTGTAATTCTATCAAAATAAATATCATGCTTTTGTAACCATTCTCCGACCTTTTTAATTTGTTCTAAATAATTTGGTCCTCCCATCTCATCTGCATTTTGCTTAGAGGCTCTAGTTGTAAAAATAACTATTTCGTAACCATGATTTTTTAGGAAATTGATAACTTCTTTTGCTCCTTTAAATGGATCATCATAAATCGAACCATCTTCATATCCTTTTGAATACTTATGAATAGTTCCATCCAAGTCTATCATCACTCGGCGCTTAAGTCTTTCATCTTTATTTTCGGGATAGATAGTTCTAATGACTTTTCTTTTTCGTGGTTTCGGAAAGGAATCTATTGCAAATCCAAAATCTTCATCCATTTTTCGAGCAGAATGTAAAGGTATCATAGTTTAACCATACTACTAATTTTATATTTTGTTCTAAAGAACTTCTAAGTTTGGAACGTAAAACTATATATATTAATAATTGTAAAACAGAGAATTCGTTTATTTTTTTTCAATAATTTTAGAAAGGGGACTAATGAAAATTCCATGTGAAAAAATAGCAGTATAAACAGTCTTAATACATTTCCTGTTTCTGAATTTTATGTTTCTAGAGGGTAAAAATAATGAGTCATCCATGTGACCAATGTATTGTTAGACCGATATGTCAGATTGAAAGAGAGGGAGAATGCCCGAATTTAGATAGATGGATGAATCTAAGTCTGTTAGAAAGATGGGTTGAACTACATCCAGAAATATTAGATTATATGAAGGGTTCTGGAGTATAAGAATGTCAAAGTCAAGTAGCGGTATCAGTTGGTTTACAATCCTTATTGCGGTGGGTGTTCTTTTCGGCATATTTGGAGGTGATGATGATGATGAAGAAGAGAAGTCTTCAAAAACAGAAGTTGTTATTGAGGAAGAATTTAAAAGTACAGTAAAGTCTGACTTGAAAAAAATTCTTAATGAAGTCAAAGAGGGTGTGATGGATATTAAAGAGGAAATCACACCTGTAGTGAAGCAACTTGGAAAAGACGCAAAAGAAGCGATAGTGGCATCTAAATCTGAAGTAGAAAAGGAAGAAGATGAGATCCAAAATCCGGAGGAGATTAAACCTGAAGAAGAAAAAGAAGAAGAGCCACCAGAGAAAGAAGAAGAACCAGATGACGGAAAAATAAAATACACACCTCTATAAAGGATAAACAATGAAACATTTTAGAAAAGTCTTAGTGAGTAAAGACTATACCTTAATCTTTGATTCTGAGCTTGCATTAGAAATCTTAGAGGGAAATAATGGAAAACCCGATCCATTTTATCTACATCTTCCATCAGCAATAGATGTAGGTATTATGGGTCATTGTATAAATTCTTGTCATATTTGTTATCAGGGGCATATAAAAGAAGCAAATATGAAGCTTGATGATTTTAAATTGATAATTGATCAAACTCATACTCATACAAATCAGGTAGCGCTTGGAGGGAGAGGAGATCCAAATCTACATGAAAATTTTAAAGAAATACTTGAGTATGCAAGAAATAACAATGTAGTACCCAACTATACAACAAGTGGTAATGGACTGACTGATGAGCAGATTGAAATTAGTAAACTTTGTGGGGCAGTTGCAGTTAGCGACTACGGCCAACCATATACATATGATGCAATAAAAAGATTTATGGATGCAGGAATTAAAACCAACATTCATATTATCTTTAATAAGTTCAATTATGAAAAATGTATAAAACTGCTATCAGGATTTGATCCATGGGAACCAACACATTCAAAAGTTAAAAAAGAAACCGACGTTGATATTAACAGGATCAATGCTATTATCTTTCTACTCTATAAAGCTGTTGGAGAAGCAAAAGATAAACCAGAGCTGTTTCCTACAAAATATCAAATGAATACCTTTATAGATCGGGTACTTAACTCAGAATGTAAATTTAAAGTAGGGATTGATAGTTGCTTAACAAATCATATTATAAAATCAGGTGTTGATCTAAGCGAAGAGTTTTTTATGACAACTGATTCATGTGAAGCTGCTAGGATGGTAGCTTATATAAGCCCTTCTCTTCAACTGGTACCTTGTAGTTTTGCTGACAATGATGTTTATGGAGTTAAAATTAAGAAAAAAAGTATTCAGAATATATGGAATAAATCTAAAAAATTCAAATCATTTCGGTCTATGTTAAGAAAAAAACCATGTGATTGCCCATTAGGGGTTTAATGTCAACAAAGGAGAAAAATAAGTAGTATGAAAATTAGGGTAGACTTTATCACAAATTCAAGTTCAAGTGGGTTTATTGTAGCGTGGCCATCACATATTAAAACCATAGCTCAGGTAGAAAAATTCATACCGTGGAAAAGTAGAGCAAAAATTGTTTTCAGAGATTCTATAAATCAGAGAGGTAGAAAAGTTACGAAGAGTCCAGCAGTAATTAAAGTATTACAAGAGGCAATGGAGAATGGCTCCTTTAGTTACTATGAT